TTCGCGGCGGGCCTGGACGCGGCGCTCAATGTCCTGGTGCTGGGGCATGGCCTGGCGAGCACCAACGATCTGTACAATGCCACCAAGCAGGGCGGCCCGGCGATGCGGGCTATTACAGATCCCTATGAGGCGTGGGCCAGCGTCGTCACGCCGACGTTCGAGCTCGGCGGGTCGCGCACCGGCACCGGCCTGACGGCGGCATTCCGCGCGTTGCTGGGCGGCTCCATGGCGAAGCACTTTGCGGATGAGATGCACGATCTCGGATTGGCCAAACCGGAAGCACAATACACGCAACTGATGCCGGCAGCAGGCAGGAATGGTGCGGTCATGTACGGCAAGGATTTCCTTGTCGATGAGGATGTTCTGGTCAACCAGGGCCTGCGGGCCTGGATCGAGACCACCGTCAGGGACCGGTTGGCGGCGCATGGGATCACAAGCGCGCAGGACATCAACAAAGAAACGTACCGTGTGATGAACACGGAAACCTACCGGCGCCTGGCCGCGATCTACCTCACGCAAAGCGCCCAGGTTGGCCGCGACATCCTGTTGTACAAGCAAATCCCGGGCCTGGACGCCAAGCTCGGTCTGTTGCAGGGCAGCGGAATGGCGCTCGCCGGGGAGAATCTTGGCGCCGCGTTCGACAACACCCTGTCAGGAGTTGGAGAGACGTTTTCAGGCGTAAAAATGGCGGGGATGCGGGCGGCTACGTGGATGCTGGGCGGTAACTCGGGCATCACGGTGCCGTGGTACATGTCGCCCAACCCGGGGGATTGGTTCGGGGGGCAATCACGGGTCACACCGTGGTGGGCCAGGCCGCCCAGCCTTGATGAGGGGCACGGGTCGGCCGCCCCCATTGGTATCGGGCCGCAGACGCTACGGCTCGATCCGACCCAACAGCTGCACGTCATCGTCGATAATGGCCGCGATCTGGCTGCCGGCACGATGCGGTTCGCCGCGGTCCAGGGCGAGCTTCCCCAGGCCGGGCCGACCGGCTCCGACATCCGCGTCTCGATCCCGCAACCCGGCTTTACTCCAGGATGGCCATAATGTCAGGCGCGCTCGGTATAGCGGCACAGGTTGGCGGGATCGGCGGCGCCATCGGTTCGGCGCTCGGGTTGGGGCGGGTTGACGTCACGCTGGGCGGCTTTGTCTTCTCCGGAGCCACCTTCGCGGTTCCGGGGCAGATGAAATGGGGTGCAAGCCAGGTCGTTGTGCGGCACCGGCTGCCGGGCGGCACCGTGATTGTCGATGCGATGGGACCGGACTGGCCGCCGATATCATGGAGCGGAATCTTTGATGGTCCAGGCGCGTCAGACCAGGCCAAGGCGCTGTCCGCCCTGACCAAGGCCGGGGCGCTGCTGACTTTGACCTGGCAGGATCGCATCTTTCTGGTGGTCATCAGGCAGCTCACCGTGACGGACAAACTGCCGTCATGGGTGCCATATCAGATCACATGCGACGTGGTGGCCGACGCCGACCAGATTGCGGGGCCGCCAGCGCCACCGTCGCTGTTGCAGCAGATCACCGCCGACATCAATGCCGTGCTGGCCGTGGTGGCGGCGGTCGCGCCCATCATTGCGGCGGTGCAGACGGCGATCGGCGTGGTGAATGCGTTGACCAGCGGGACGGCGGCCAACGCGGCTGCTGTTGCCGCAGTGGCTGCGTTCCGGGCCGAGCAGGCGGCATCCCAGGCGCAGGATGAGGCTGCCGTTATCAGTCTGGGGGCGGGCGCCCCCGGGCCACGCGGTGCCATGGCCTGGCTGACCATCGGCACGGCACAGGCCGGCAACCTGGCGCAACTCGCGGCCATCCGGGGCTTCGCTGGGCGAGTCGCCGCGAACCTGGCGCAGGCGAGCGCATGATGCAGACCATAACCGTGATCGGCGGCGACCTGTTCCACATCGCCGCGGCCTATCTGGGCGACGCAACCCAGGCGGTGCGGATTGCCCAACAGAATGGGCTGACCGACTTCTTCCTGACCGGACAGGTGACGTTGGTCATTCCCGACGTGGACCCCAACGCGACGGGTGGCGTGCCCCCGCAATAGGAGCGGATGTGCCGATCAACAATCCGACACCGCAGCCCGGCGTGGTGCGGCCCAGGCCGCGCGTTGTCGTGGCGGGGCAGCCGCTGCCGGGGTGCTATGGCGTCTCGATTACGTCGACCAACAATTATACCGGCGACACGTTCCACGCGACGTTCGCGCCGCCGGTCGGGTTTTCCGGTACCGGCGGCGTGGCCTGGTGGGCATCGCAGGATCAGGTCAAGGTTGACGTCCAGATTGGCATGCTCCCCATGGGCGCACCGGAGTATCGGGCGGCGTGGACCTCGATGCTGACCGGCTTGGTCGACCAGATCGACGTTGACTGGATCGGCGGCACGGTTTCGATCGCGGGGCGCGACAACACCGCGGTTATGCGAGACTCGCCCCCGGGCGCCTACAGCCCGAACCAAACCAGTTCAGAGGTTGTCACCGACCTGGCCAACCTGTGCGGTCTGACCCCCATGGTGACGCCGACAACCACGCTGGTGGGCCGGTATTATGAGATCGACCACGGCAGCGCGACCGGGCTTGGGGCGGCCCATCACGTCGCGAATATATGGGATGCCGTGGTGGAACTGGCCCGGTTTGAGGGGTTCGACGCCTTCGTTTCTGGCACGTCGCTCTACTTCCAGCCTCCGGTCGCAGCGACGGCAGACCCCTGGCTGGTCTATTCGATCCTGGACCCGGCAACGGGCGTGCTGCGGGCCAACGTCACCGGCCTGCAAATGACCCACGCCTTGCATATCGCCAAGGGCGTGAAAGTGACCGTGAAGTCCTGGCACAGCAGGAACAACCATGCCGCGGTCGTGACGGTTGGCTCAACAGCGGCGACGGCACAGGCTTACAACATCGTGCGGCCAGGCCTGACGCCAGATCAAGCCACCACATTTGCCAACCGCTACCTGGCAGAGTTGACCCGGCATGAACGGACCATTTCAGGTTCGGTGCCGGGCGACTTGCTTCTGACGCCGCGCGTCATGATGCGGCTGGACGGGACCGGGACCGGGTTCGACCAGACCTATTACCCGGTCGAGATCGTCCGCCACATCGGCGACGGCGGGTTTACGATGGACTTCACCGCCAAGAACCAATCGCCACAGGTGCTCGCCAGCGCCGGCGCGCCAACGGGGGGATGAATGCAGGGGTTCTGGAGCGCGGTGCAGCGCCGGGCCGGGCAGATGGACGGCCAAGGCGGGCAGCCGAGGTTTGCCACGGTGACCAGCTACGATGCCGGCACGGGGGCGGCGCAGGTCATGCTGCAGCCGGAGGGTGTGCTGTCTGGCTGGCTGCCGGTGCTGTCTATCGCGATTGGCTCCGGATGGGGCGTTCATGCTCCTTTGGTGGCTGGCGATCAGGTCTATGTCGTTCCGCACGAGGGGGACGCCAATCATGGCGTTGTCGTGGGGCGGGTCTTCAGCAGTGCCCAGCGACCGCCCAGCGCGTCCGGCGCCGACCTGGTACTGCGGTCAAGCGCCGGTTCGTCGATTACCCTGCTGACCGACGGTGGGGTGGTGCTGGCCGACCAGCATGGAGCCGTCATGGAGTTGCCGGGCGATGGAACCGTGCTGCTGCGGGATGTGGCGGGCAGCACGGTGAACCTGACGAATAATGGCAGCGTGACAGTTGGGGGCGTGCTCGATGTGGTGGGCACGCTCAAGGTCAACGGGGTGACGGTGATCGTGCCATGACGGATATCTCGCATACCATCGGCTCAGATCTGTCATTGGGGCCGACCGGCGATCTTGCCGGGGCCGACGATCCGGCCTTGGGCACACAGCGGGTGCTGCGCCGGCTGCTGACCAACCCAGGGGATTACATCTGGCAACTCGCCTACGGCGCCGGGCTGGCGCGGATGGTGGGGCAGCCGACAAATGCGGCAGCGATCCAGGGCGTGATCCGGTCGCAGATGTTGCAAGAGGCCGCGGTCGCCACGACACCGGCCCCGGTGGTTACCGTCAGCGCGGACGGCAGCGGCAACGTGTTCGCCACGGTGCAGTACACCGATGCCGCGACCGGGCAAAACCAGGTGCTGACCGTTCCTGTTTCGTAAGCGCCCCTGTTGGGGGTAGAGGGGTATTCCGTGCTCCCGTTGCAGACCTTCACGGCCCTGGTGCAGCAATTCGCTGCATCGGCGCAGTCCGCCGCGACTGCGTTGCTGGATTTCACCGTTGGTTCGGTCCTGCGCGCCGTGGCAGAGGCCAACGCCTCGGTCGCGCTGTGGATGCAATGGCTGATCATGTTGGTGATGTCGAAGATCAGGGCGGCAACCTGTGTTGGCCCTGACCTCGATACCTGGATGGCAGACTTCGGGCTGACCCGGCTGCCGGCGGTTGCCGCGACGGGGGCTGTGACGTTTTCCAGGTTCTCCCCCTCGACCAGCGCGCTTGTGCCGGTTGGCGCCCAGGTGAAGACGGCTGACGGGACGCAATCCTTCGCCGTGATCGCCGATACGACGCAACCGACATGGAATGCCGGGATGGCGGGATACCTGATCCCGGCCGCGACAGCATCGGCCAGCGTGACGGTGCAGGCAGTCACGCCGGGAACCGGCGGCAATGTGCAGATCGGGGCGATATCGCTGCTGGCCAGCGCCATCCCCGGCGTTGACACGGTGAACAACGCCGCAGCCGTCACCACCGGCATCAACGCGGAGGCGGACGCAGCCTTTCTGGCGCGATTCCAGAACTATATCAACACCAGGGCGCGCGCGACGCTGGCCGCTATCGCCTACGCGATCCAGAGCGTGCAGCAGGGGCTGACGTGGACGATCGCGGAGAACACCAACACCGCGGCGGGATACCAGCCGGGCAACTTCCTGGTGACCGTCGATGACGGGTCGGGGTCGCCCCCTTCATCGCTGATTACAGCCTGTGGCGTGGCGATTGCCGCATACCGCCCGATAGGGTCCACCTGGACAACTCAGGGGCCGACCGTCGAGACGGCCAACGTGGCGCTGACCATCACCACCAATCCGGCCGGCAACAAGCCTGGCCTGCTGACGCCGGTGCAGGCCGCGGTCGATGCCTATATCAACGCGCTGCCGAACGGGGCGGGGCTGCCCTACAGCCGGATACCGCTGGTTGCCTATGGGGTGGACCCGTCGATTACCAACGTATCGAGCTACACGCTGAACAGCGGGACGGCGGACCTTGCCGCGGTGTCGGGCCAGTCGATCCGGGCTGGCACAGTAACGGTGTCCTGACATGGCTGTTGGTGACCAAAACGACTTCGCCAGCCGAATGCGGGCCGCACTGCCAGCCGGTTGGTTCCCTGATGTTGCCCCGGTGCTTGGCGCCGTGTTGGCCGGGTTCGGTGCGGTATGGGCGGCGATATTCACCCTCTACACCTTCCTGCTCGCACAGACCCGCATCGCCACGTCGACGGGCCCCATGCTGGACCTGGTGGCGCAAGACTTCTTCGGCCAGAACCTGCCGCGCCGCGCTGGCGAATCCGACGCGGCATTCCGGGCACGGATTGCCCTGGAAATGTTCCGCCAGCGCGGCACTCGGGCCTCTGTGGTGCAGGTGCTGACCGATCTGGTGGGCAAGACGCCCATCATCTTCGAGCCGGCCTATCCCTACGATACCGGCGCCTATGGTGCGGCAGCCGGCGGCCTCGGCACCGCGGCCTATGGCCGGGCCGGTGGCTATGGTTCGCTGCTGCTGCCTTTCCAGTTCTTCGTGATCGGCATCCGGGGATCCACGTCGCCGATCGCCAACGTCGGCGGCTACTACTACGGCTCCGGTTGGGATGGCGGTGGGTATGGGATAGGCGCAATCGAGTACGCCAGCATCCAGCAATTCGAGGGGCTGGTGACCGACGCCGACATGTACGCCGCCGTCAGTTCCGTGCGTCCTGTGGCGACAATCGGGTGGATGGCGCTGGCGAACGCCTCGCCATGGACCGTGCCGCCCAACCCCGTAACCGGACTGGCCGCAGGATGACAATCACAGCAACGTCTATCGGCCTAAGCTGGACCGCTCCGGCGGGTGGCGGGCCGGTTACCGCCTACACGGTGCTGTACCGGACAACGGGGTCAGGTTCCTTCACCATCCTGGCCGATCCGGTCAGCGGCACCAGCTACAACGCCACCGGCCTGGTGCCCACGACATCATATGACTTCGCTGTCTGCGCGCGGAACGGGGCAGGCCCCAGCGCCCTGTCAGGCATCGTGACGCAGGCCACGCTGGGGGAGGTGCCGAACGCACCCGGCAGCTTTGCCGCGGCGGCAGGATCGCCAGCCTATAGCACGGCAAGCCTGTCGTGGGCCGCCCCCGCCACCGACAGCACGCATGGCCCAGCGGCCAGCTACACGGTGAGTTTCCGGCTGAACAACACCGGATCATGGACCGTCGCGCAGAGCGGGATCACCGGCACCAGCGCCTCGGTGACCGGCCTGGCGCACGACAGCCTGTACGGGTTCAAGGTGGACGCGATAAACTCCGCGGGGACGAACGTCTCGGGATCGACGACGACGGCGACGACAGACTATGCGCCGCCGAATGCGCCGGCGGCCCCGGCCGTGGCGCCGGTCAACGACGGCACCACGACGAAGCTGGCGGTCACATGGTCGGCCCCGGCCACCGATGGCACCCATGATGCGGCGACCGGCTACAACCTGCAGTACAGTGTGCACGCGGCGAACTCCTGGACAACCGTGTCCGGCGTCACCAGCGGCGCGGTGATCACCGGGCTTTCCTCCGGCACGTCGTATGATGTGCAGGTGCAGGCGACCAATGCCTCCACCACCTCTCCGGGGGCGTGGTCGAGCACAACGACCGCAAGCACCTATTCCACCGCCATGGCGTGGTATGGCACGCCGGCGGGCAGCTATACCCACGGCTCGGGGGGCCATGTTGTCAGCGTCAGCACCACGCCAAACCCAAGCGGCAGTGTGGGCGTCAACTTCTGGTGGTCAACCTCCGCCACCACGAACACGCAAAGCGCCGCGGAAAACACATCCCGCGCGTCTGGCGGCACGGATAACGGGTATCCGGTGTTCACCAATGTTTGGGGCGAATACGCAACCGCGCCGACAGCCACCGGCACATACTACATCTGGGCCATCATCGGGGATGGCTCCGGCGCGCTGGTTTCGAGCGCAATCACCGTTTCCTGACAGCGAGGCATCATGTTCCGAACCATCCGCCGCGGCGCGCTTGCCGCGCTGCTGTTGCTCGCGCCTGTCTGGCCGGCCAGGTCGCAACAGACCGCCCTGTACCCAACCGAGACAGGGCCGCTGGCCTTGGCACACCAGGTCATGCTGCTGGATGGCGCCGGCCGGGCGGTGCCGTGGGCCGCAGTCACCCCGGCGGCATGCACGGCGGCATGCGCCGCTTTGGTACTGAAGGCGTCTCCAGGCATCTTTTTCGGCGCCGCCATCACCGCGGGGGCAACGTCAGGGTATGCCATGTTGTTCAACCTGACGGCAGACCCGGGGGACGGCGCGGTGACGCCGCTGAAATGTATCGCGACCGCGGCGGGGCAGACGGTGACGATCAGCCCAGACCCAGGAGCGCCGGCGTGGATCATGTCCGTTGGCGTGACATTGGTTTTCAGTTCGACCGGGTGCTTCACCAAGACCGAGTCGGCAACCGCATATATGACGGGCCAGGCGCTATGAGGTATTTTCTCGCCGTCCTGCTGTTGCTCGCTGGCCGCCCGGCGGGAGCAGATGGAGGGGGGTCGGCGGCGGGAGTAGACCGCCACGACGTTCAGATATTCACCGCATCAGGCACGTGGACCAAGCCGTCGTTCTGCGCCGGCAGCGTGGTGTGTGTGACCTATCTGTTGCTGATCGCGGGCGGGCCTGGCGGCGGCGGTGGTGCGCAGGAAACGCTTGGCACGGTCGGCAGCGGTGGCGCGTCGGGTGGTTCATCGGCCTGCGTCATTCAGCAATTCCTGTCGTCCGCCTTGTCCGGCACCGTCACGGTCACGGTCGGCGCGGGCGGCGCGGGCGGCAACGGCGGCACGTCGGGCGCTGGATCGAACGGCTCCGGCGGCAACAATAGCAGCTTCGGCTCCTACCTCACGTCCTATCCCGGCGGCGCAGGGCAGGGCGGCCAGACGGCAGCCGTCTCCACTGGTGGCGCATCGGGTGGTTTCGACGCTGCTGGGCCTACAGGCGCATCTGGCGGTGGTGGTTCGGCGTCAGATGGGACTGCGTCTGGCGCCAGCGGCGGCCAGGCCACACCTGGCCCGTATGGCCTCGGCAATGCCCCCGGCTCGGGGTCGTCGGTCACAACCAGCAAGGCGGGTGCGGCGGCGACGTGCACCGCGTCCGGCGGCTCCGGCGGCACTCTGCTGTCCGCCAGCGCGACGGCTGGAGGGGTTGGCGGCGCGACCGCCGGCGGCGTCTCCTTGGCTGGCGGCGCAAACGCCAGCAGTGGCACGGCTGGCGCCGGTACGGCAGCGGTCGGCGACGGTGCGCTTTTCCCGTCAACGGCCGGCCCGTCAGGTGGCGGCGCCAATACCGGGGGCACCGGCGGGGCTGGCGGCGGCTGTGGGGCGAGCGCCTATGGCACCGGCGGGGCTGGCGGCGGGGCCGGCACAACGGCCGGCGGGGCCGGCGGGGCCGGGTGCCCTGGATATGTCGTCGCCGAAACGCGAGGCTGAACCCCCGCAACACATTGGGATTGGCAAGCATGGACCGTCAAATTGTTTATCCGGGAGCAATCCCGCTCGATACCGACATTTTGAACACACAACGCAACGTCATGATTGCCGAGGGGTTCCTGGCCCAGGCGATGCTGGGCACCGGCCCGGTGTTCAATGGCCTGGCGTGCACCGCGCAGACGGTGCCGAACATGACGGTCTCAGTCGGCCCGGGCATCGTGGTGGCGGCGGAGACGGTGGACGCCACGGCGTTCGGGTCGCTGGCGCTGGACACGGCGGATGCGCTGGTCAAGGTCGGGGTAAACCTGACCAGCAACACGTTCACGCTGACCGCGCCCAGCACGTCGGGCGATTCGATCAACTATCTGATCGAGGGGGCATTCAGCGAAACCGACACGACGTCGGTTGTGCTGCCGTACTACAACGCCAGCAATCCGACCGTCGCATATTCCGGGCCGGCCAACTCCGGGGCGCCGCAGAATACCCAGCGCATCCAGCGGGTGGCACTGCAACTGAAGGCCGGCAGCCAGGCCACGACGGGATCGCAGACGACACCGGCGGTGGATGCCGGCTACACTGCGCTGTACGTCATCACGGTGGCTTATGGCGCCACCACGGTTGTGAACGGCAATATCTCGACGGTGGCGGGTGCCCCGTTCATCGGCGGCGGGTCTCTGCTGCCGGGCCGGCTGATCAACGTGCAGAAATGGTCCGCCCACGGCACCTATACCTACGTGCCGACCGTTGGAACAAACTCGGTCATGATCGAGGGGACCGGCGCTGGCGGATCCGGGGGCGGCGCGGCAACCACATCCGCGGGAAACGAGGCGGCGGGGTCTGGCGGCGCATCGGGGTCATTCCTTTCCCACCGCGCCACATCCGGGTTCGCCGGGGCCACGATCGTCATTGGCCAAGGTGGCGTCGCGCCGACCGCGGGGGCCAATAACGGCAATGCCGGCGGCACAACGTCGGTCACCGCGACCGGCTTCACCCTGACGGCACCGGGCGGGTCTGGTGGGCTGGGCTGCGCATCCCAAGCGGCCAGCTTCATCACGGGGCCTGGCATTCCAGGATCGGTCGCGTCCGGCGGCAGCCTCCTCAATACCCAGGGCGACCCCGGCGGACATTCCCTCGGCATCACAGCCGGCGGAAATTACTACGTCGTCTCGGGCCAGGGCGGCGCCTCGAATTATGGCGAGGGCGGCGCGCCGGTCGGGTCCACCTCGGCGGGCGTGGCGGGCGGCGCTCCTGGTGCCGGTGGATCAGGGGGTTCGACGGGCGGCGGTGGGTCGGGTGGCTCAGCCGTAACCGGTGGGGCTGGCGCAGACGGTTACGTGATCATCCGGGAGTACTCGTAAACCATGCCCACCATTGACCAGATCGGCGCGGCGGGCCAAGCGCTCTCGACCTCGGATGAGATCCTGATCAGCCAGCTTGTCGGCGGGTCCAGGGTGACCAGCAAGACGACGCTGGGCGGCCTGATGACGCTGCTGGCGGCCCAGGGACTGCTGCCGTCCGGGTTCATTTCGGGCGAGGGCGTGCCAAGCAATTCGATCGGGTCGAATGGCTGGACGTATCTGAACGCCAGCAATGGCGACGTGTACGGGAACACGTCCGGCACCTGGTCGAAGGTCGGCAATATCGCCGGCACCGCTGGGGCGACCGGACCGGCGGGGGCGGCTTTCCAGGCGTCGTCCCTACCGTTGGTCACCAGCGCGGCGGGCGCCAGTTTGGTGCCGATCAGCCAGAGCGGGACGATGGAGTCCATCACGCTCGCCAATCTGCTGGTCGCCGAGACGATCGACCTGCTCAACCCCGCCAATCCGGCCAGCGATACCGACACCTTCCCGACCGGCCAGGGCAGCAACGTCCTGACGCGGCAGAGCCTGTCTGCGGTGTGGGCCTTGATGGCGTCACACATCCCCGGCTGGCACCGGCCCGTGATCGAGATTAAGGCGAACACCGGCCTGGACGGGTCGATCCACAACAATGGGCTGCTGATCGTCAGCCAGGCCGTCACCATCACGGCGCTGGGGACGATGGGCAGCGGCTTCGTCTGCGACATCGTGAACGTCAGCGGGGGCAACATCACGTTCGGTCCAGGGATCACCACCAGCAACGCCGGCACCACACTGCCGACCGGCGAGTCGGCGCGCGTGATGAGTGCGGTGTACAGCGGCGGGACCCTGGTATTCGCCGCCCTGTCATCGGGCAGCGGCGGCACCGCTCCGGCGGCACCGGGTGCTACGACAAGCCTGGCCTCGGCTGGCGTCACGTCCAGCACGGTCAGCCTGACATGGACCGCGCCATCGACCGGCGGGCTGGTCACCAGCTACACCCTGAATTATCGAGTGCACGGCGCCGGGTCCTGGACGGCAGCACCAGGCAGTCCGATCGCCCCGGCGACGGCAGCCACGGTCACCGGGCTGTCGGCTTCGACCTCCTATGATTTCCAGGTCATTGCGGCGAACTCGGGCGGCGCCGGCACCGCGGCGGAACTTGATTCGGTCTCGACCTCCGCGGCGAGTGCCGCGCCAGGCGCCCCAACCAGCGTGTCGGCTGGCGGTGTGACCAGCAGCACCGCGACCGTGGCGTGGAGCGCTCCGGGGTCGGGTGGAACCGTGTCGGGCTACTCGGTCTATTACGGGGTGCATCCGGCCAGCACATGGACGCTGGCCACGTCCAGCCTTGCGGCGAGCGCGACCAGCTACACGGTCACCGGTCTGGCGGCGAGCACGGAATATGATTTCTATGTCGCCGCGAACAGTGCGGGCAACGGCAGCACGGCGTCATCCACCGTGAACGCGACAACATCGGCGTCGTCAGGCTCCTACCTGCTGACCGATGGCACGACGCCATGGACCGGCGGCAACCCGTACACGCATGGCGGGGCCGGCAGCATCGCGGTCAACGTGGATGACAACACACAGGACGGTGAGGGGCCGCACACACTCCCGGCCAATGTCCAGTTCGCGCTGTCCACCAGCAATTCGGTGCAGCCATCAACTGGACTGGTCTCGGCGGCCGGCTACACGACGGGCATTCCGGGATCGAGCGGACGGAACCTGTGGTACCAGTGGCTGACCATCCCCTCGACGCCGGGGACCTATTACCTGTGGTCTCTGGCCTTGAATGGCGGTGGATCAGTCGTGGCCTCGTTCCATTCCACCTCAACGGTTACGGTGACATGAGCCTCTTTCTGTGCGGTCCAGGCGTGGCGTTCGGGTTGGGCGGCGGAAAGATCCTGCTGGGTGCCCCGCTGGCCGGGGCGGCTGTCGCCTCGCCGACAGAGCCGGCGACACCAGCCAGCGTGTCGGGCCTGTCGGGCTGGTGGGATGCCGGCGCAGCGTCAGGACTGCTGGCCCCCAACGGCGCCCCGCTGTCCAGCCTCGCGGCCGGCACCGCGGTGGCCAGCCTGACGGACAAGTCCGGGGCTAATAACGCCATGGTCCCCACCAGCCAGGTCCAGGCCGCACCGCGGATCAATGGCCTGCTGGGCGGGGCGGGGCTGCCCACGACACCGCCGGTTGGGCAGGGGGTGGCGCCGCAACTCAGCACGGCGATTGGCTACCAGGTGTCGGGCCTGTCCATGGGATCGGGCCAGGGGTGGACCCGGTATCTGGTGTGGACTAGACCCAACCTGCCAGCCGGCACGACGGCACCGGTGGCGCTGCTGACCATTGGCTCAACCGTGGTGCTGGCGCTGGACAGCACGATCGGCGGGCGGCTGGTGTTGTTCCCCGGCGCGTCACAGACCGTTCTCTCGGTCTCCATGACTCGCCGGCATACCCACAATGTCATCCTGCGGTACACGGTCAGCGAGGGTGTCGATGCGTGGCTGGACGGTGTCCAGGTCGCAACGGCGGCCCCGAACCCCCTCCCCTCGGTCAATGCTGGCACCCTGACGTTCCTGTCAGGGGCGGCCTGCTGGTTCAATGAGGCGGCGACCTGGGAGCGGGCGCTATCGTCCACGGACGTAGGGACGCTGATCACGGCGACACCGCGGTGGACCTGCGGCGCACGGCGCGGCGTCAACGTGCTTGTCATCGGCCAGAGTAACGCGGCCTATTCACTGAGCGATGGCGCGTGGAACCTGCTGGCGCAGGGCCTGGCCTGGCACCTGGGCGCGGCAAGCTATGGTGTCATCGGCGGCTCCGGCGGCTCGGCTTATACCGCGGTCGGCGGCCACGGCATCTACGACGTGCCGGCGCAGGGCCTGCCGGGCAGCTTCATCGCCGATCCAGGCGACGGATCGAATCCGTCCGGCTGGGCGCTGGGTGCGGACGGCGCGGCGGTGCAGTCCTATCTCTCGGCGCAGGCTGCCGATGACGTGGCGGACATCGTGGCGATCGTGTGGCCTTGGTCGGAGACGGACAGCACGCGCGCCTACAGCGAGGGAAACTACTTCCAGGGTGGCGCACAGAACTTCCTGGCCAAGGCCCGCGCCATGCTGGACGTTGCCGCCGCCGGTCTCCCGCTGGTGTGGTGGAACGCCATGCCGTTCTGGACCTCGCCGGGCGCGCAGATGCACCGGGAGGTGGTGGCGGCGATGGTCGCGGCATCTGCCCAGAACGTCGTATGCGGCATGCCGATGACGGCGGACAGCAACCCGCGAGGGTCAACCTGGTCGGCCACCACGGGGCAGATACTGGCAGCCGGCGACAACGACCACCTCGATGCCACGGACAACCTTCGGCTCGGTATGTCGGCCGCCGGCCCAGCCGCACGCGGCGTCCTGGCCAGCAGCGGTGGGGATACCATCACGGCGATACCCTCGGGCGTTCCCAGCGTCGGCCCCCACATCACGCACGCCTACCGGCAGAGCAACACCGTCATCATCGTGACCGTGGCGCACAACGCCGGTACCGATCTGGTGGTGCCGCTCCAGGCCGCGAACGGGGTCGGCTGGGCCGTGATGGACGGCGGATCGAACGCCCTCCCCGGCACGATTCGCACCGCGACAGCCTGCGCCAGGGTGGATGCCACGCACCTGCAAATCACGCTGGGATCGGCCCTGACCTCGGCGAGCGCGGGATGTTCGCTGTTCTACCCCTACGGCAACACCTGGATATACCGGGGCAACGCCGTGACGGACAATTCCGCGACCGTGGCGCGGCCGGCAGGGTGGGATATCGGCGCCGACCTCGGATCGTCCTGGGACTTCAACCTGCCGCTCCAGGCCACAACGACCCCCATCATCCTTAGTGACAGCTCGACATAGGAGAGCCCTGCATGCCAGATGACGGCTTCCGCCAGACGCCACCTCGCGGCGATCGGTTGACGCGAGTTGAGACGTTGCTCGATGGGCTGCAAGACAGTGTGCGACACCTCTCTGAGCAGGTCGATTGCCTGGTCGCGAACATGAACCGGCAGCGGGGGTCTCGGACGGTGTGGCAGAAATTTGGCGTGACGGTACTGACAGTCTGCGCCGGCGCCGTTGGGTCTATCGCTACGGCGATTATTGGATTCTTCCGGCACACTTGATCAGCAGGCGAGTAGCCTGCGCCAGCGACTGCGGAGCGGCCCCGGGGGAAACCTCGGGGCCGCTTTTGTCGTTTCAGTCAGGTGAGTTCCCAGGGTAACGGTCCGGTATTGTCCGGCAGGTAGAGGGGGTGCCATGGCGTCCCGTCTTGCGATAACCGCAGCACGTGCGGCTGCACTCCGTTGGCTCGCAGCATGCGCGCCACGGTCAAGCCCCTGGACCGGAGTCGTGCCACCTTGGGTTGCCCGTAGGCGAACACCACCAGCTTGGCCACGGCCGCCATCGCCACCAGATAGCGGTCATTCTCCGGCCCGATGGGGTCTGCGACCTTGCCCAACGCGGATTGATCGGTGGCGCGATAGGCAAAGACATTCCCGACGTACAGGGTGCCGAACGCGCCGCCCCACCAGCGGGCCGCCATCTTCGTCACCTTGGCCACGGTCGGATCGTTGGTCCGCTCCCCGGCGGTGCTGGGGTTCATCATCACCACCAGAACGTCCGCCAGCGACGGATCCCAGGTCCGGGACAGGGTGTAGCGATACTCTCCGTTCGCGCCACCGTAGATCGCCGACCCGGCGAGGGCGGGCGACATCGGCATGCAAATCAGGCCGCCGGCATCATGGCGGGGTGGATCGCCGAACAGGTCATTCATGGCGGATATCCCAGAACAGGGCGTGAATATTACGGATGGCGCATGCGCCAGATTTGTAGCGCTTCGCCGGCGGCGGCGGGAACGCCCCATGAACAACTGTACGAGATTTGTCGCACATAGCTGGTGCATGGTGGTGCGCGTTCGCGCTGCGTTCCATCGGATGTCCTGCGCGCCACCTTACAGGACAACCTCAAATTCGTAAGCAATTCAATGGGGTTGCCGGGGTTTGGCGTGGTGGGCGCAACAGGGATTGAACCTGTGACCCCTACCGTGTCAAGG